CATTGAAATATCCAGTATCCCAGTAATTACTAGTTCCGCCTAAACTTAAACTTGCATTACCCGCAGGTGTTATACCTACATTTGAACGCCAACTAGTAGTGGCGTGATTGTATATCCAAGTAGCAATACCCTCGCCGCCTACATTACCTGCTAGTATACCAGCGCCGTCAATACCAGCACTTGTAGTTTGGTTATTAGCAACAACTATATCTAAGTCATTGGTGCTGACAACATTACTGTCGATGTAAGTTACATTACCAGTAACTTGCAGGTTACCTTCAATTACTACCAATCCGCCGCTGCCGGCAGTACTTGGATCGATTGTAATTACACTATGTGTGCTGGTAATACTATTGCTACCTATTGTAATTTCGCCAATAGTTACAGAATCGGCTAAGGAGTTAATGTTAGGCTGTGCTGCGGTGCTAAGTGTACCTGTTAGAGTAGCATCGGTATTACCTATCTGTGCTGCTTCAACAGTTGTACCGGTTAGTGTGCCACTCAAAGTTAAGCCAGTTAATGTACCAACACTAGTAATATTCGTTTGTGCGGCAGTTTGTAATGTGCCTGTTAACTGTGATCCACTATTACCGATAGTTGCTGCTTCAATAGCAGTACCAGTTAATGTACCACTTAAAGTTAATCCAGTTAGTGTTCCAACTGATGTAATATTAGTTTGAGCGGCAGTGCTTAATGTACCTGTTAATGTAGCACCACTATTTCCTATTTGTGCAGCCTCTACTGTGGTACCTGTCAATGTACCGCTTAATGTTAATCCAGTTAGTGTTCCAACTGAGGTAATATTGGTTTGACTTGCAGTCTGTAACGTGCCAGTTAATGTTGCTCCTGTGTTACCAATGCTAGCGGCTTCAATTGCAGTACCAGTTAATGTTCCTGACAAAGTTAGCCCGGTTAGTGTGCCAACGCTTGTAATATTAGTTTGACTTGCAGTTTGTAATGTACCTGTAATTGTTGTACCTACGTTGCCAACACTGGCTGCGTTGATATTTGTGCCGTCTAGGTTACCGCTTAGTGTTAATCCTGTTAGTGTACCTACTGATGTAATATTAGTTTGTGCAGCAGTATCTAGTGTACCAGTTAATGTTGCACCACTATTACCAATCTGTGCTGCTTCTACCGTAGTGCCTGTTAAAGTGCCACTTAGTGTCAGTCCAGTTAGTGTACCTACCGATGTGATGTTGGTTTGGGCAGCAGTGCTTAACGTACCTGTTAAAGTTGCACCTGAGTTACCTATCTGTGCTGCTTCAACAGTTGTACCTGTCAATGTACCACTTAAAGTGAGTCCGGTTAGTGTACCAACACTAGTAATATTAGTTTGTGCCGATGTTTGTAATGTGCCAGTTAGTTGCGATCCCGAATTACCAATGGTGGCTGCTGTAATGGCTGTGCCAGTTAGCGTACCGCTCAAAATTAAACTAGTTAGCGTACCAACTTCTGTAATGTTTGTTTGGCTAGCAGTATCTAATGTACCAGTTAATGTTGCTCCACTATTACCAATCTGAGATGCGTTAAGAGTTGTTCCTGTTAATCCACCACTTAATGTTAAGCCAGTAAGAGTTCCAACTGCGGTAATGTTACTCTGAGTCGCATTTGTTACATATTCAGCAGTGCCTGCAGTATTAGCAAAATTAACACTTAAACCACTTAGGTTACTTAATTGGCTACCATCTCCCAAGAAGTAAGTAGCAGTTACATTTCCACCAGCATGGATGTTACCTCCAACGCCAATACCACTGTTACCTTGTAGTACTAAAGCACCTGTGCTTACACTGGTACTGCGTGTTCCATCAACGTTGGTGCCACCTGGATCACTACTACCAATCAGTACCAAGTTACCAGTTTTAATATTTCCATAAACAGCAGTACTGTGATTGATGACGTTAGCATCGCCTCCTGCACCACTACCATACCATTCTAAATTCTGTTCGTCATTACTCCAAATTAACGCAGCATTGTCGTCTTGCGTTTTGTAGTAGTGCATTCTGAAGCCAATGTCTCTACCATCATCTTCAGTTAATGGAGTTAAGTTGGCATCAGTGTGCATTTCAATCAAGTTGTCTGTGACAGCAAGATTATTTGCACCGATAATAGTAGTATTGCCTTCAACTGTTAAGTTGCCTGCGATTGTTGTATCCTGGCTAATAAGAACTGTACCGCCAATATGTACATCTTTGGCAATACCAACGCCACCTGCGACTACCAATGCTCCGTTGGTTGTAGCGGTTGCCTGTGTTGTGTCTGTAATTGTTGTAACACCAGTTACACCTAGTGTCGAACCAACTGTAGCACTGTTGTTTACAGACAATGCATTAACTGTGGCATTACCTGTGGCACTTAGTGTGCTTACAATAGCAGTATTGCCGCCGCCGGAACCCAATGCGCCATTTAAATTTGTGCCATTAATTGTAGTAATTGTTGCACTGGCGCCAGTAAATGCAGCACCAATGTTACCAATTATGGCTGCTTGTACTGTAGTTCCGTTTAATGTACCACTTAAGGTTAAGCCAGTTAGTGTTCCAACTTCTGTAATATTTGTTTGGCTAGCAGTTTGTAATGTACCAGTTAACTGAGATCCGCTATTACCAATAGTTGCAGATTCTACGCTAGTACCAGTTAGTGTGCCACTTAGTGTTAGCCCAGTTAGTGTTCCTAGTGAGGTTATGTTTGTCTGCGCCGCAGTACTCAGCGTACCTGTCAAGGTAGCACCAGTGTTACCAATAGTAGCAGCACTTACAGTTGTACCTGTTAATGCACCACTTAGTGTCAATCCGGTTAGCGTACCAACCGATGTTATATTTGTTTGAGAAGCGGTGTCTAATGTACCGGTTAATGTAGCACCACTATTACCAATTTGAGCTGCTTCTACTGTAGTACCAGTTAGTGTTCCTGATAATGTTAAGCCAGTTAGTGTACCAACAGATGTGATATTTGTCTGGGCCGCGGTGCTCAATGTTCCTGTTAGTGTAGCACCTGAGTTACCAATAGTTGCTGCTTCTACTGCGGTACCTGTTAATGTGCCACTTAGTGTTAGTCCAGTTAAAGTGCCTACGCTAGTAATATTTGTTTGTGCAGCAGTTTGTAAAGTACCTGTTAAAGTACTACCAGTAATGGCTGCACCACTGTTACCAATTATGGCTGCATTAATCGTCGTACCTGTTAGTGTACCGCTTAATGTCAATCCAGTTAGTGTACCTACTGATGTGATGTTGGTTTGTGCAGCGGTATTCAAAGTACCAGTTAGTGTGGCGCCCGAATTACCTATTTGAGCTGCTTCTACAGTGGTTCCAGTTAGTGTACCACTTAGTGTAAGTCCGGTTAAAGTACCAACTGATGTAATGTTTGTCTGCGCCGCAGTGCTCAATGTACCTGTTAGTGTAGCACCACTGTTACCAATAGTGGCTGCGCTGACTGTTGTTCCTGTTAATCCACCGCTTAATGTTAAGCCAGTTAGTGTACCAACTGCTGTAATGTTACTCTGTGTAGCATTTGTTACATATTCAGCTGTTCCTGCGGTATTGGCATAATTTACGCTTAGGTCTGATAGTCCATCTAATTGGCTTCCATTACCAAAGAAGTAATTGGCAGTGACATTACCACCAACTTGCAACACATCAAAGTATCCTGTTGACCAATAATTATTGGTTCCACCAAAACTTAACGCTGCATTACCTAGTGGAGTTATACCAACGTTGCTTTGCCAACTAGTAGTTGCATGATTATATGTCCAGGTTGCTATTCCTTCACCACCCACATTACCTGCTAGTATACCAGCGCCATCAATATCTGCACTAGTTGATCTATTATTTGCAACAACAATGTCTAAGTCATTGGTGCTGACAATATTGCTGTCAATGTAAGTTACGTTACCTGTAACCTGCAAGTTGCCTTCAATTACTACCAATCCACCACTTCCAGCAGTGCTTGGATCAATAGTAATTACACTGTGTGTACTTGTGATACTGTTGCTGCCAATAGTTATTTCACCTATTGTTACCGCATCCGCAAGTTCGTTGATATTTGGCTGAGCAGCGGTGCTTACCGTGCCTGTTAGTGTTGCACCTGAGTTACCAATTGTAGCAGCATTTATAGTTGTACCAGTAAGTGTATCACTTAGTGTTAAACCAGTTAGTGTTCCAACACTAGTGATATTAGTCTGTGCAGCAGTGCTTAACGTACCTGTTAGCGTAGCACCTGAGTTACCAATAGTTGCTGCTTCCACTGCGGTACCGGTTAGTGTACCACTTAAAGTTAGTCCTGTTAGTGTTCCAACTGATGTAATATTAGTTTGAGCAGCAGTATCTAAAGTGCCTGTCAGGGTAGCGCCCGAATTACCTATTTGTGCTGCTTCTACTGTGGTACCTGTTAATGTACCACTTAGTGTAAGTCCAGTTAGTGTTCCTAGTGAGGTTACATTTGGCTGGCTTACAGTGGATAACGTTCCTGTTAGTGTAGTATTTGTATTACCAATGGTAGCAGCATTAATAGCAGTACCGGTTAGTGTACCACTTAAAGTTAGTCCAGTTAGTGTGCCTACTGATGTGATATTAGTTTGAGCAGCAGTATCTAAAGTTCCTGTTAACGTAGCACCACTGTTACCAATTTGAGCAGCTTCTAAAGTAGTACCGGTTAACGTATCACTAAGTGTTAATCCTATTAGTGTACCGACTGCTGTAATGTTGCTCTGTGTAGCATTTGTTACGTACTCAGCAGTTCCTGCAGTGTTAGCATAATTAACACTTAGTTCTGTTAATCCACCTAATTGACTACCATTACCAAAAAAGTAACTGGCAGATATATTTCCAGTTGAATCAACATTACCAGCAATTATATTTCCGGTAACATCTAATGTTGTACCAATTGTAGCACTATTGTTGATTGTAATATCATTTACAGTGGCATTTGCAGTGCTTTCAACTGTTGCGCCAAATATAGTACTACCTGTGTTACCGATTGTTGCGGCATTAACAGTTGTTCCTGTTAACGCACCACTTAGTGTCAAACCGGTTAGTGTACCAACACTGGTAATATTTGCTTGTGCTGCTTCTGTTACATACCCGGCAGTACCTGCTGTGTTTGCTGTATTACTGTTACCTGCTTCAAGAGAATATGTGGCGTTAGCAACTGTTCCTGTAACATTTGCGCCAGTTAAACTGGTTAAAGCACTACCATCACCAATTAATGTGGCACCAGTATTACCAATTGTAGCAGCATTAATGTCAGTGCCAGTTAGTGTACCACTTAGTGTAAGTCCGGTTAGTGTTCCTACTGACGTAATGTTAGTCTGGTTTGCTGTTTGAAGTACACCTGTGACGCTTGGTGCTTCAATTGCATTAAAGTAACCTGTACTCCAGTAGTTACTGGTGCCACCGAGGCTTAAACTGGCGTTACCAACCGGAGTTACTCCGACGTTACTTTGCCAACTTGTGGTAGCATGATTGTATATCCAGGTTGCAACTCCTGCTCCACCCACATTACCTGCTAGTATACCAGCACCATCAATACCAGCACTCGTTGTTTGGTTATTAGCAACAATAATGTCTTTGTCGTTGATAATTATAGTTCCACTATCAACATAAGTTACGTTACCTGTGACTTGTAAGTTTCCTTCAATTACAACTAATCCATTTTGACCTGCACTTGCGGGATCAATTGTAATTACGCTATGTGTGCTTACAATACTATTGCTGCCAATTGTGATCTCACCAATAGTTACTTCGTCAGCAAGTTGATTAATATTTGTCTGTGCTGGAGTATTGATTGTTCCAGTTAATGTAGCGCCTGAATTACCAATCTGCGCTGCTTGTACAGTTGTTCCGTTTAACGTGCCTGATAATGTTAATCCAGTCAGTGTACCAACTTGCGTTATATTTGTTTGAGCAGCGGTATCTAACGTACCAGTTAAGATTGCGCCTGTGTTACCAATTTGCGCTGCTTCTACTGTGGTGCCAGTCAATGTTCCTGACAGGGTGGCGCCAGTCAATACACCAACACTGGTAATATTTGCCTGTGCTGCTTCGCTGACGTATTGTGCAACACCTGCTGTATTGGCAAAACTTACACTAACTCCTCCTAGTCCATCTAATAATGCACCATTACCTAAAAAATAACTAGCAGACACATTGCCAGTAACACCTAAATCAGTACCAATTGTAGCACTGTTGTTTATTGTTAACGCATTAATAGTTGCATTAGAAGTGGTGTTTAAAGTAGCGCCCGTGAATGCAGCGCCGGTGTTACCAATGGTTGCTGCTTGTACAGTTGGGGAATTCAGTGTGCCGCTTAAATTTAATCCTGTTAGAGTGCCAACTGAGGTAATATTTGGTTGTGCTGCTGTTTGAATAGTTCCAGTTAGTGCAGCACCTGCATTACCAATAATGGCTGCACGAATAGTAGTGCCGTCTAATATACCACTTAATGTCAGTCCAGTTAGTATACCAACACTGGTTATATTTGGTTGACTAGCAGTCTGTATAGTGCCAGTCAATGTACTACCAGTAATTGCTGCACCACTATTTCCAATTGTGGCAGCGTTTATGGTTGTACCAGTTAGTGTGCCACTTAGTGTTAGTCCGGTTAGTGTACCAACACTGGTAATGTTAGTTTGACTGGCTGTCTGAATTGTACCAGTTAGGGTTGCACCTGTGTTACCAATTTGAGCAGCATTAACAGTAGTGCCTGTCAGAGTTCCGCTCAATGTCAGTCCAGTTAGTGTACCAACACTGGTTATATTTGTCTGTTGTGGTGTTTGTAGTACACCAGTAATACTTGGTGCTTCGATGGCGTTAAAGTAGCCTGTACTCCAATAATTATTTGTACCACCAAAACTTAGTGCAGCATTACCTTGAGGTGTTATCCCTACATTTGAGCGCCAACTGGTAGTAGCATGATTATATACCCAAGTTGCGATACCTTGACCACCAACATTACCTGCTAATATACCTGCGCCGTCTATGTCTGCACTAGTTGTTCTATTATTAGCGACAATAATGTCTAAATCATTTGTACTTACAACATTACTATCGATGTAAGTTACATTACCAGTTACTCGTAAATTACCTTCAATTACAACTAGGCCGCCACTGCCTTCTGTGCTAGGATCAATTGTGATAGTGTCATGTGTGCTGGTAATACTGTTACTACCAATTGTAATCTCACCAATTGTAACTGCGTTTGCTAATTCATTTACGTTGGGTTGACTGGCAGTTTCTAATGTGCCAACTAAATTTGTGGCTTCGACATTACCTGCAATAATATTTCCAGTAACGCCTAATGTTGTTCCCACTGTTGCACTAGTGTTAACAGTTAATCCATTTACTGTGGCATTTGCACTTGTATCTAGCGTTTCGCCGACTAGTTGTGTAGCAGCATTACCAACAGTAGCAGCATTAACAACCGTTCCTGTAATAGCACCACTTAGAGTCAAACCAGTTAGTGTACCAACACTAGTTATATTTGTTTGTGCTGCAGTGTCTAGTGTACCTGTTAATGTAGCACCACTATTACCAATTTGTGCTGCTTCTACTGTAGTGCCAGTTAGTGTACCACTTAATGTCAGACTGGTCAATGTGCCAACACTGGTAATGTTTGCCTGTGTAGCATTGGTTACGAACTCGGCAGTACCCGCAGTGTTTGCAAAGTTTACACTTAATTCTGTAAGTCCGTCTAATTGGCTACCATTACCAAAGAAATAACTGGCTGTAACATTGCCTGCGGTATCTACATTACCAGGTGTAATGTTTCCAACAACTTCTAAACCTAAGGAAGAAAAAGTTGCTATCGATTCACCGTTAACTGAAATTAAAATATTTCCGTCACTAGCAGGAATGTCAACATTAGAAGTGCCATTTTGAATTCTATATGTTGTTGCATCTTCAGATCCTTGAATAACAAATGCACCACCTTCAGCAGTTGTAATAATCACTGCGGTATTGTTGGCACTAATTGATGCACCATCTAAGTTAATAGTACTTCCACTTAAGAATAAATCTTTAAATCTAAAATCTGAACTTCCCAAATTGTAAGTAACGTTGGCGCTTGGGATAATGTTGCCAATAAATTCTGTTGCACTAATACTGTTTGCAGTTATACCGTCGACACTGTCAAGGTTACCACTATACGTTGGCAAATAACTGGCTACGTTTGCGTTTGAATAAGAAGCAGGCAGTCCTTCGAGTTGACTACCATTACCAATAAAATAAGCAGCAGTAACATTAGCAGTAGTAATTACATTACCAGCCAAACTATCTAAATTACCTGTGTATGTAGGCAAGTAATTAGCAACATTGGCATTGCCATATGTAATTTCACCTAAACCAGTTAGTTGACTACCATTACCAATAAAGTAGGCTGCACTAACATTACCAGTAGCAATAACATCTGTGCTAACGATGACATTACCAGCACCTATATTGCCTGTATAAGTTGGCAAGTAGCTAGCAACGTTTGCATTGCTGTAATTACCACTTACTACTACACCATTGACTGTGAGAGTTCCATTATCTACAGAAATATTTGTGCCGCGCAAAGTTACATTATTGCTGAGATAAAGTTCTGCCCATTCTTTAGAAATACTACCGAGTGTATAAGTTGCTGTAGTCTGAGGTAGTACATCAGACTTAATGCTAGTCAAATCTGCTTGAATGTTACTAAAAACACTTTGACCGTTAGGATAAAAATATCCCGCCCCAATAATATTGCCAATAGTGCTTAAATTTCCAAAACCATTGATATTACCAACTCGTAAATTGCCAGTAGTATAAAAATAATTTGCAGTAATTGTATTACCGGTTAAATTTGTCGTACTGTTGCTACCAATAATTGTGTATAACTCTGTAAAGTTACTGTTTGTTTTGGTAAATGCGGTATAGAGTGAATCACCAGAGTTACTATCTGGACCATCACCTAAGTCAATGATTTCTTGCGCCATTCTTTATCCGGTTTTTAGAACTATAGAGTATTTATTTGTTTTTGATTATTAAGGTTCTACCAAAAAAATAGGCCCTTGCAGGCCTATCTTCATCATTACGATAATGATTGTTAAGCAACTGGAACTGCAACTGTTGCAGGTGTTGTTCCGCTGTCTGCACTGGTACCAACCAAGAATTTGTCATCTGTTTGATTCCAAACAAACTTGTTAGTAATTCTGCTGGCGTAGAATGTAGCTGCGTTAGCATATGTACATTCAATACTCATTGTGTTGGCAGTTAAGTTACCACTGTCAGTATTTGCCAAAGAGCATACACCTTCGTTTCCTGCTAGGTCATTAACTAAAAACTTAGTAGCTCCTTTTTTGCGTACAATGTATCCTGTAGCAGCACTGTTACCGCCTACTTTAACTTCAGGACTAATTTGATTGCCTGTAATGCTGGTATTACCACCAACTTGAGCTGTTCCTACTGGATAACCAATATCAACTGTTGCACTTTTTGCTGTCTTAAATTTTGCCATTTTATTTCTCCTTAATTTAGCGTTCTAGGCCGCCCGGAGTGGCGCTCCGAGAGTTCATGTGAACAACTGTATTTACCGTAAACATTGACTATTTGGGCTATACCCAGTATTATTAAATAAAATATGAAAATATTAAGTGTCGGTCACGTCTGCACAGACTTAGTTTACTACAGTAATACCATACCTAACATAAACAACAAAATAGGTTGTGAGCGTGCAGAGATCATTCTCGGTGGTAACGCTGCCAATGTGGGCCGTGCCCTAACTGAATTAGGTGCAGAAGTTGAACTTTGTACTGTGCTGGGCAACCAACAACATGCATATTCAAAAATTATAATTGAACTGTTAAATGAATATGGCATCAATCACGATTATGTAAAATACAAAGAAGATCTAGCAACACCAAGTAGCATTATTATTGTAAACGACAAAGGCGAACGCACAGTTGTCTATCATCAAAGTGAAGAAATAAAACGCAAAATAAGTTTGCCCACAGACTACGACTTTGATTTAATTACCGCAGACAATCACAGAATGCCCATGGTCAATGAAATATTTTCTGCAGCACGTTTAAACAACATACCCACAATGCTGGACATTGACGCACCAATAGAAACGTTAGAATCATACCCCAAGGCAGACTACGTTTGGTTAAGTTATGAAACTTATGCTTTGTGCAACCTCAGCATCTACGATTTGCAGCGACAGTTTGGAGGCTTGGTAGGATATACTAACAGTGAGGATGAAATTTGTTGGTTAGAAAACGGCGAAGTAAAAACTTGCCAGCCAGAAACTATACAGGCCCTTAATACGTTAGGCGCGGGTGATGTGTTTAGAGCACAGTTTGCAGTATCAATTTGTAATGGGTTATCTGTTGAAGAGGCTGTAAAAGCAAGTTGTCACACCGCAGCATTACACTGTCAACAGTTACCAATTGCATAGCCAACAAAAAAGGACCTTTCGGTCCTTTTTCGCTTCCCATCCCTATGAGAATTTTCAGTGATTACTGGAAGCTTAGGTTGCTTACATTAATCTCACTTAGGTAGTCGCCTGCGTTACCTAGAGAAGATGCTGTGTTTGTCAACTCAACATATCCATAACGAGTCATAAAGCCTACGACTGGTTCGAATGTTGCTGGGTCTAGAACAACACCACTGCTCATCAATGGAATGTATGGGCAGTAGAATGCTGCGGCATCAGCCTCGCTGGAACCTTTGTAACCAACTAGAACAGCAGTTGTGTCTGCTGCATAGCTGTCTACGTAGATACGCATTGCGCCGTTTAGTGTACCAACAAACTTGGTGTTTGTAGGTGCTTCGAATGTACCTTCTGTGGTACGTGCGAAAGCAGAAGTTGTTGCGCTCTGTAGTACTGTTAGAGCGGCTGGACTTACAACTGCCCAGTTACCTGCGCCGCGACGTGTACGCTGTGCAATCAAGTTTGCACTGCGGTTGATTAGAACAGCTAGAGCAGCGTGTTCGTCACCAACGAATGTAGCGGTACCAGATACTGTTGCCTGGTTGTATGTGAAGTCAGTAGCGGCTAGCGCACGTAGACTACCTAGAACTTCTTGGTCGATTTCAACGGTAATCTCTTGTGCTAGAGCAGCCATGATTTCTGCTTCAACGTCAAGACCATGCATGCTTTGTGCATCTTGGGCAGCTTCAAATGTCCAACGTGCGCTTAGCTTACGTGTCTTGGCTTCTACAACCTGCTTCAAGATTTGAACGTTGATTTTACGTCCTGGGTTGCCTTCTAGTGCTGTTGTACTAGCAGCACGACCTGTAGATAAACTACCGGAATATGCTGTGGCAATCTTAAATGGGCTCAGTGCTTCGTCACCAGCGGTTGTGCTTGTGTCGAATGGTGCAGGTGCTGTGCTTGTAGCAGTTTCAGCATAACGAACACGTAGAGTGTGGATCTGTGCAACAGGTCCTGTCATTGGTTGAACACCAACGATTTCGTTAGCAATAACTGTAGGCATAACACGTCGAATTACTGGTAAAATTACACGGTTTAGTGTAGCAACGTTACCAGCAGCGGTTGCGCCTGCTGTAGCAGCTTCTGCCAAATGCTTGCGAGTGTTTTCTAGGATAACACCCATTGTGGTTCTCTTGGAACCTTGTAGACCTTCTAGCAGGGCATCTTTTGTTTCGCCCCAACGGCCTTCTAGTAGTGCTTGTGTCATTTTTTCTTTACTCCTAATTAGGGTTTATTTAAGCCCTGCTAAACGTTTAATTTCAACAACATTATTATCGTTGGTTTCAACGCTGACCTTAGCAGATTTATCACCTGTCACTTCTTTACGATTCTCTGTAACCATTTGCTTTTCGGCTTTTGGTTGTGCAGAATTGTTTAGAACTGCTGGTAGATACTTATCAAATGCAGACTTCAGTTTCTCGGTCTGCACATTTTCCAAAAGCTGGCTCATTACTTCCTGCTTTTGCTTGTTCAAGGGTTTCATTAACTCGTTTAGAGTATCCTGACGCTCTTGACTTTCCTTAATCATGCGAATTTCACGGTCTTTTGATTCAACTAGTTGAGCCTTCTCATCAGCAGCAGCCTTGGCTTCTGTGATTTGTTGCTCTTTGTCTTCTAGTGCCTTCACAAGTTTAGCGATTTCCTTGTTCTCATTTAAGTGAGTAATAGCAAATTCACTAGCAAAGGCTTCGAATAGACGACGTCCAAAGTTGTTCTCGCGAGCAATTTGAATGTCTTCTTTTAGTTGAGTCAATTCAGACTCTAGTTTCTTGCCTACAGACTCCTTGACAAGTGCAGCAGATTTAGCAACAAATTTGTCTTGTAGTTCAGCTAGTTTGGACTTGGCTTCTGCTACTAGACGTACTTTTGTTTCTACTACGTCTTGCTTGTCTTTTGCAAACTCTTGAATTTCTTCTGCTAGAGCTTTGATTACAAACTGCTCAAGTTTCTGTGTAGATTCTTGTGCAACTTTGCGATCAGAGCGCAACTCTTTGATTTCTTCTGCTAGTTTTCCAACTAGGAATTTATCAAACTTGCCAGCGGCTTCTGTCATACGCTTGTTAAAACGTACACGGTCTGCTGCCAACTGTTGCTTTTCCTCAGCAAATTCTGTGAGTTCTGCTTGGAGACCTTCTGTGACCATCTTGTCTAGAGCTTCGACCATTACGCTTTTATCGTGTTCATAGCGTGTAGAGAACTCATCGCGCATTTCTGTGCGAATTTGTTCACGTGCTTCATTAAGTTTGGATTCCCAGGCTTCATTAATTGCAGTCTGAGTTTCTTCGTTAATGATACCACTGTCTACTAATGGTTTGATAGCATCAAACATGGATCATTCTCCTGTTATATTTTTAAGTCTTTGATGAGGCGCATTACTTCCTCACGCAAATACTTCTGTACCTTTTGATTAGCACCGGCATCTTTTGCCATTTCGAGCACCTTGTGTCCCCCACGCATATTCAATAAGCCTTCATAGACTGCTTTTGGATATGCGTTTGGAGCACTAGGCTGTGCTACAATATCAACTGTGACTATATCAAAGTCACTGACGTGTCCAGTACCCTCGTTAACGTTACCGCTACCACGACTGCTTACGCCTAACTTCACACCTGATTCCAACATAGTTTGCACTAGTTGACCCATAGGTGTTGGAAGAACCTTTAATTTACCAAATCCGTTTGGGCCGTCCATCCACATTTCTGTAATCATGTGACTGACACGATCTAGGTTAATTTTTAAATCGTCTGGGTGATCTACTTCACCCAATACACTATAACCTTCTGTGATTTGCTTGTTAATATTACCTACAGCATCGGAAATTTCACTAACGGGGTATACTCTTTGGTTAGCGTTTTTAACACCGCCCTGTATGAATATACCCTTCATATAGAGATTTTTACCTTTGCCGTCAGCGTTTGCCTCCGCTATAACTTCCATTCTAGCGTTGTCAAAGGTTAAATGCTCTTTAAGTAGGTTCATTAGTGATTATACCTTATACTTTACCTGCACCGGATACTTTTTTCATATCTGGCTTTGTGGTCATTCCCATGCTTGTACTCTTTGGTGTGGCTCCGCCTTTGTCCTCACCGCCTGCGTCGAAGTCAACTGCTTTACCGCCCATGTCGTTTTCGCCAGCAACTACAGACTCAGTGTTTGTACCTGCTTCTTCGCTTTCGACTGGGGAACCAACTTTTTCCAAGTATTCACGGATCCACTCAGATTCTGTCATTTTGCGACTTTTCTTGGATTCAGCAACTTGAGGCTCCTGCTCTTCAGCAACTTCCTCTTCCTCTGCAACTTCCTCTTCTTCAGCAACTTCTTCGGTTTCCATAGCAACTTCTGCCATTTCGTCACCGCCCATGTCCATGTCCATGTCGCCTTCTTCCTCACCCTTGTCGCCCATCAAAGCATCAAATTCTGCTTTTAGTTCGTCAAGTGCGTCTTCTAGGTCCATAACACGGTCTTCGAGTTCTTCGTCGCCGTCCTCATCGCCTTC